GTAGTTGAATTAGGTTATTCACGGAGTGAGTGACGAAGGAACTCACGTAGTTGAATTAGGTTATTCACGGAGTGAGTGACGAAGGAACTCACGTAGTTGAATTGCGTATCTATAACCTAAAAGATATACAAATATAGAATTGAGTGAAATAATAATATTGCAAAAATGTGTTATATTTAATAAAACATTTTTATTTGATTTTATATTTTTTTGAATTTTATAATTATGATTTTGATGTTTAATTGGAATCTCTTATTCCCCTAAGTTTCCCTAGGGGGAGGATCGTACCTTAAAAATGCTCCGGCTGCTTAGACCATCATCACATTTCAACAACTTAGCGATCTCTGAATCGGCGTCATATCCTGGCTTAACGGACTTAGACACTCGACTGCGGATTACCCAATCATCAACATTATTACCATACCTGAGTTCCATTCTCAGCCATACGTTGGTTTCCCAAACATACTTGGTAGTTGACGCTCTAAGGGACTCCCCGACAACACGAAGTTTTGCACGAATTTTTGCAATTCGCACTAGCACTCGACTATAAACCAGGAGTCAAAACGAAGTTCCGGTTAGCATTGCCTGGTTGCTAACCGCGTAGTACTTTTCTGCGCTATTCTGAATTAAACACACCAACCACAAGTAGTTGATGTATAAACATAAGTTTAACGCGACGCCGGCCATTCCGGACATTACTCTTAACACATTGTAATTGACTGCATACACTCTGACCTTGGCAGTGGCAGTTCCGGAGACAGTTGGACTGGAGAGGACCAATTGGAGAACGGCGTTGTCAATGCGAGAGAAGTTGCAGGTGCCCGAGGGTTGGTGTTCCTCAGGGCGGAGGGCAAAGGAATACACGTTGATTCCAGTGTCGGGGTGGCGACTGTGGTGTTGGAAGGGTTGCACAATGTCAAAGTAGGTTCCTTCACGCTCGGAGAATCGGTCCTGGCCGTTCAACTGCAACTTAGCAGTGACGACTGGGTTCTCACCCCAGCAGTGCATATCGAGAGCAGTCTCGGCAAGAACGAAGGTTCCGGCATCAGAGACAGATGAACCAGATGGAGCACCAGCAGCGGGGTTGGAGAAGTCGTAAGGATTGGTTGCGGGAGCAGAACCCCACTGAGCAGCAGGAGCTGCAGTGGCGGCAGCGGTTCCTAACACACTGTCAATAGCACCGCCCATTTGGAAAAGTCCAGAGGCGTTGATGAAGGAGTTGGCACCAGAGGTTTCGGCGGGTCCTCCGAAGGCGTGGATCGCATTGGGAAGAGCATCAATGGCATCGGTGTAGTTGAAGGGTTGGGCACCGAGGGTCTTGAAAAGGGTCTGTCCACCTTCAAGGGAAGAGCAGTAATCGACGTTGGCATCAGGTTGAACAACCCAGATGAGTTCCTTGCAGGGGTGGTTGAAGTTGAGCTTAATCTTGTTACTGGATGACCCGACGGATTCATCACCAGTGAATTGGAGTTGCTCAATCAAATATTCGTGGGGGTTCTGGGCGAACTTGCGTCTCTCGTCAGTGTCTAAGAAGACATAGTCGATGTAGAGAGAGGCAGCAACAAGGGATTGTTGGTAAGCTTGGGGGACAGATTGGGTGTCACGGTCGGCAGTCAAACTCTTGACGGCCCACAAGCACTCACCGATGGGGCGGAAATCGATGTTAATCTTGACTTCGTGAAACTGTAAAGCAATAAGGGGCAACGCCAAACCAGGGTTGCGGTTGAACCAGAAGAGAAGAGGAATGTAGAGGGTGGTCTCAGGGAGAGCCTTGCGAGGGGCACACACTTGAGATGGTCCTCCAGTGGAAGCGCAGGGACCAGTGACATCAGCAAATGTGGGGTCGGTGATGTAGGTCAACTGGGTGGTGTGGCCAATCATCTTGTAGTATCCCTTTTGCTGTTCAGAGGAAAGAGTCAATTGGTTCCAGATGTGCATCCAGTCACCATATTGACGGTCAATTCTCTGTCCACCAATCTCGACTTCAACCTGGGCAATAAGTTGCTCACCAGGGAAATCTAACCAACGAGCATAGACACCGTCAGTTCCAGAGGCAGCCATTCCCTGGTTAATTTCAGGGAGGGTGACCTGGAGATAGGTGCGGAATGCCATATCACCGTTACGGGCAATGGTGCAAGTAACTCGGCGACCAAAGTCGGCTTGGCCAGAGAAAGTTTGTTCGATACTCTCCATAGCAAAGTTGGTGTGTCTGCGGTAAGAGACCTTCCAGAAGGTGATTTCAGGTGTTCCAGTAAGGAAAACGTCTTGTGCGCCGTAGGCGACTAATTGCATAAGAGCTCCTCCCATTTCAGTTCGGTTTAATTATATTATTCCTAAATAAAATAAAACTGCTAAATACATAAAAAATTTGTCAAAATATACTCACTAAATGTATTATGAAGAAAATATAGAAATAATTGTGCCTCATACTAAGTAAAATATAATGCAAAAATGTATATGAAAAAATAATATTACGTAGGCAGAATCAAATGTTTGATGTGGCCGAGTTCATATTTTCCGCTAAAAAGAATTCTAAATATCCGTCTTTGAAGAATTTTTTGCAGCCTTCGTGTCTTTTTGTGAAAATATATGACCCGTTCCGTTTTTTCACTTTCCATCCATTTTCAAGAGCGTTCATTATAAATGTGAATTTTTGCATAGATTTATCCGATATATTTACAGATATTGGGGGCATTTATATCGGTAAACTGAGTGATTTATATACTACATATTCAAACAGTATATAAGTCTTATACGAGAGGGCATTTCATATTTATTTCATATTAAAAACAACAGGATGTTTAACAACTTACCGGAGGATGTTTAACAACTTACCGGAGGATGTTTAACAACTTACCGGGAGGATGTTTAACAACTTACCGGAGGATGTTTAACAACTTACCAGAGGATGTTTAACAACTTACCGGAGGATGTTTAACAACTTACCAGAGGATGTTTAACAACTTACCAAAGGATGTTTAACAACTTACCAGAGGATGTTTAACAACTTACCGGAGGATGTTTAACAACTTACCAGAGGATGTTTAACAACTTACCGGAGGATGTTTAACAACTTACCGATGGATGTTTAGAATCCACCTGGGAATCGGACAAGGTTAAGACCAATGCCCAACCCGGCACCATTTCTTGCAGATGAACCCATTGCAGGGACGAACACGTCCAAGACAGCAAAGGTGGCCGCGGCAGTCAATGCAATAATAACGATTTCTTCAGTACTGAGTTTTCCGACCTTAGGGATTGCGTATGCTGCAATGGCAACAACAAGACCTTCAATAATGTACTTAATTGCTCGGCGAACAAGTTCTCCAAAATTTACGACGCTCATTTCGTTAAAGTATATTATAATATAACAAAACAATTGGTGGTTAGGGGGTTTTCCTCTCAAATTTGCGAGAGGCAGAATAGAACCTCTACAACGATTTCAGTCCTCTTTCCGTAAATATCACAAACCCCCTAAAGCAAAATCGAATGATGAATCTATCAGAATATATTGGCATTGCAAACCATTTAAACCGCTCTTCCTATGTTCCATATTAAGATGTCATTCTCTCAAAAACAATCATTCGAACGAAAAAAGCTTCCCAATGGAAAATTAAACCCTAAATATGTTGATTTGTGCTACGAGGACTCGCCAATAGCTGGCCAAAAGTTCGCCTGTATGAGTTTCGTATCTCCTGAAAACATACTAAAGAAACGCGAAGGGTTCTTGTTCGACGAATTTATTAAGCAATGGGAATTTAGTAAGTCAATGTCTAAATTTGGCGATTTCCTAAATTTCGTTGCGTACAAATACAATATTAAGATTGAAGACTTGACCGACGACTTTAATGAATACGCTAAATCTGAGGAGCAGAAGCTGAGGGAAGAAACATTTGAATCACATTTCAGAACATTTTGCGATAAAAACGAGGATTCGCTAAATCTCCGATTTAACCGCGAACACGCATTCCAGACATCGACGAGAGGACTGAAAGTCCGAGGTGTATTCAATACACAAGAAGAGGCTGAACTTCGCTGCAAAAAACTGCGAGAAGTTGACCCAAATCACGATATTTTTGTGGGTCCAGTGGGTATGTGGATTCCTTGGGACCCCGATGCTTACAAGACTGGACGTGTGGAGTTTATGGAGGAGGAATTGAATCAATTGCATAGCGAGAAGTTGAAGAATGAAGAACGCGCTAAACAGGCTTTTGACAAGAGGGTGAATGATGCGAAGAAGAAAGCGATTATGGATAATATTGAGTTGGCAAAGAAGAGTGGTAATGTATTAACGCAGACAATTGATGAGTCGGGTAATTTAGTTGGTGTCAATAATAATGTGAATTTCGATGAACGAGAGGCGGCAGATACGGACAATTCGGATGCTCACGCTCAACAATTACGGCAAGCATTGGAGAATGCTGGTAAACAGTAAGTATTTGTGTTGTGAAGATATATAGGGTATGCCTGAATCAGAATCGTCCTCTCCACTACCTGAAAACAAAGACCAAAAACAAAATCAAGACGATGATATAAATGCGTTGAGTGGTAATAGAGTTGGGGTGGAAATCGAACCGGATGTGAAGGCAAATCGAGTTATTGTGCAAATGTGTTCTTGCTCGGTTGTATTAAACTGCTTCTCTTATCCGACTTAGGAACAAATAATATAAAGTTTTTTGGATATGCAAATATAATTCAGATATGAAAATTTTATATGACGGAATCGGAAGTAATCCGAGTGGAGAACATACGGAAGAGGAGTTTTTGAAAATTATGAGTAAAGAATTTACTCATAAAAACTGGAGTGCTACATTAAAACGGATTGAGAGGCGAGAAGAGCACGACCAATTTGTCTTTAAAGATTGGATTTTGCCGGATGATTTTGTGTTTTTTACTTTGAATGACTGGATAGATTCTCCCAAGAAACTCCCTCCGGTCGTTTCTCAGGAGAATCATTCAATTCCTACGCTCATTCTTCGCTCTGGAATTGACCAGTATTCGGGGGCGAAAATTGGTAATTGAGAGAGGAAGATATAACAGCAAAATATTATTGGATATTCTAATAATATTCTCAGAAGGAGGACCGCCAATATGAAGTGCCACCCTCCACCCCTCTTAACCGAGAAATCCAAGCAAAAATATTATTTGGAGGATATCCATAAAGGAATAATATAATGGGCCGCTAATACGAAGTGCCGGGCCCCACGGGGGAGCAACGCGACCCCGTAAAAAGGAGGGTGTAAGAGGGCACTTCGTAGTGCCTTGGTATTAGGTTATTCACGGAGTGAGTGACGAAGCACTGCGTATCTACTCACGTAGTTGAATTAGGTTATAGATACGAAGTGACGGCACAAGCGAAGCTGAGAGTGACGAAGCACTGCGTATCTACTCACGTAGTTGAATTGCGTAGCGCCCTCTACCATTTAGACTTCTTGACGGTCACTTGATGTCCCGCCTTCTTTTTCGCCTTGCTCGCATCAAATTCATCCTCATCATCACTACACAATTCTTTCGATTTCTCCCAGAATTCTTTGCTTCCTAATTTAAAGACGGGCCGATTTTCGGCTTTATACCAATATATTTGCTCATTTATTTTGCTTGATTTTGCATTGTTATGGATGACCAAGCACTCATAATTCTCGGTGGTCTGGTCCATAACGGAACAAAAGAGTTCCAATGTAGGAAACATACTTGCATAGTTTTCCCAGATACGACGGCGGTTTCCTAAAGTCGGTTCTCTCAGAACAAATACATAATCGATATTTGTCCGAAGTGCAGGAGGTACACCGAGAGGATACTGCATAGTAATAATCAACATAACTTTCCAATGTCTCCCGTTCATAAAGAGCATTCGCATCAATTCATCTCGTGCCCAACTGGCGTCGTATAGACAATCGTCCAATATGACAAATGCACGTGGGTCGAGGGTTGCACGCTTATAAGTCTCCATTTCCGAATTAAATTTCTTGACAACTTGATGCTGTCTTCTCAGAATTTTATCAATCAATATCGTGTTGTATTTTTGATGGATAAACAGTTTAGGTACAATCTGGGAATAGAAATTATTGACTATTTCTGTTCCGGAAATGACTAAACCGACCGGAATGTCCTGGTGGTGATACAGCAAATCCTTTACCAAAAACGATTTACCGGTGTCGCGGCGTCCAATCAGAACAATAACAGGACCTTTGTTTTCTTCTGGTCTAAAGGTGATCCAACGCATATCGAATTTTTTCAAATCAAGATTCATTGCTTATTAGGGTGGGTGATGGGTGATTGCAAAGATGCTACAATAAATAGATAATTTTTACACACTATTTTAGCGAAAATCATCTCGTTGAATCACTGGTAAATAGTTCTTTCGCCCTAAATATAAGTATCCCAACCAATAATGTCTACCTCCTCCGGCAATAATCACATTGAAATCAACTATAGAAAAATCCAACCTCTCGACGTCGACAGTTTAGCAAAACAATATGAACCATCCGAACACGATACTAAAAATAACTACAACCCGTTCTATGTATCCGAAATCCAATCTTTCAATCCGGTTTACCGCGACTTTTTCGTATTAAATGAGTCGAATTATAATCGAATTGGGCTCAATCACAAACATTATTTAGAGAATTCATCTATTTTGCCATTAGAAGCCCAACCGCCGTCGTATTTTGTTAAATGTTCGCCTCTCCTCGACCCGATTCATTATTTAGTGGGAAAATACCAATCGGCCAAAAATATTCGAACTCTCCCTACACTCATTCAAACCGAATGTTTTGCAAAAATCGACGACAAACAAAATGCATCCTATGTCGACGGATTCTTTTCCTATTTAAGCAGTCAACTCAAACACAAACACAATATGCTAAATGCAATCGATTTCTACGGGTCGTACTTAGCAATTCAAAAAGTATTTAAAGCAACGGTGACAGATGACCTGGAATATTTGCATCAGTCGAGTTATTTTATGGACAATATTGGAAAGGGATTCAATATTTGTTGTGAGGCAGAAACGTTTGACGATTTCACTGGCATCGGTTCTCGTGCAAATAAGAAACGACTCGTTCTAGAGAATGAATTGAATGCTTGTGATTTAGAGATGGATATTTTGGATTTGACTGGGTCGGAACCAGATGCAAAACATATTGACCCGAATGTTCGTCAATCAGACACAGAAGAAGTTCTATGTGAATATGCGAAATCCGAACGCGATGAAGAATCTTCGTCGTCATCGTCTTCTGATGATGATGAAGATGAAGAAGAGGAAGAAGAGGAAGAAGAGGAAGAAGAGGAAGAAGAGGAAGAAGAGGAAGAAGACGATAATAGTGAAGCGCCCAATTCTAAATCGGATGCGAATGCGGATGCTAATTCTGATAAAGAAAAGTCGAAAGACGAACCCGAAGAATCACAATTGGACAGCGACACAGAATATTCAGAGGAAGAATCTGAGCCAGAAGAAGCATATGCATATATCGAAAATTTCCCGGCAAATTTGATTTTCCTAGAGAAATGCACAAATACAATGGACAGTCTGTTTCTGCGCCACGAAATCGACGAGACGAACGGCGCCGCCTATTTAATGCAAATTATAATGTCGCTCATTGCGTTTCAAAAAGCATTTCATTTTACACACAACGACCTACATACGAACAATATAATGTATATCAATACCGACATCGAATTCCTTTATTACAAATACAATAATCAATTCTACAAAGTGCCTACTTATGGCAAAATATTCAAAATAATAGATTTCGGTCGCGCCATTTACCGATTCAAAGACAAAGTATATTGCAGTGATAGTTTTGCGCCGAAAGGCGACGCACATTCGCAATATAATACGGAGCCGTATTTCAATGAAAAGAAAGCGAGGGTTGACCCGAATTTTAGTTTTGACCTCTGTCGATTAGGCACGTCGATTTACGATTTCATTCTGCAAGACGAGGACGAACCACGAGATGCATTTCAAGAAACCATATATAGATGGTGCCTTGATGATGCTGGCAAAAACATTATGTATCGTCGAGATGGAGAGGAGAGATATCCAGGTTTCAAATTATATAAAATGATTGCTAGGAATGCCCACGCACACACACCGCAAGAACAATTGAAATACCCGATTTTCAGTCAGTTTTTGGTGGGTTCTAAAGAAGCGGCGAAATTGGATGAACGAGAGGTACGTAAAAATGGATTAAATATTGATTTTGTCGAGAGGGAATATACTATCCTCTCAACATCCTAAAATGAAAAAACGTATACGGATAATATATTTTGCTTCTCTTTTGCAAATTCCATATATTCTGGATAATTCAACTACATTCGCTCATACTTCGCGAATTCCGTGAATAGCCCAAATACCAATTCAACTATGTTTGTTTATATTAGGTTATAGATACGCAGTGACGGCACAAGCGAAGCTGAGAGCGAAGCTGAGAGCGAAGTATCACTGCGTATCTATAACCTAAACTCCGTGAATAACCTACTAACCGAATAAGAAAATTGATTTGACCGAATTACATAAATATACCTTAGCATAATTATGTAACACAACACAATAATTTGCCGTTAAAAAATGACAACCGAAGAACTGAATAAAATCCCCCTCTTAATCGACTTCCTCTCTCCGGAAGACCTCGAGTCTTATCGCCGCCGTATCATAAACGAAATCCCCCAATATTCGACAGACAATCCGGACTACGAGATTGTCTATAAAATTGCGGACGATGCACCCGCGGATTATACGCGCGCCATCCAAGAGCAAGAAATCTTAAAGACCCGGTTGAAGACAACCGACCGCCGAACCGGACATATCAAATCGCTGAGGAGTTTTGCAGAAATATGGTCCGACCCCGCGTCCAACTTAGCAAAAGAAATATTGGCGGACCCCGATCCGTTAGAGGCGAAATGGCGCCTCTCTCATAAATACAATTATAAACTTGCAACTACCTTTATGCCGATGTATGCAAAATCTATATATGAATATTTCGGTGCAAAATCGGTGCTTGACCCTTGTGCTGGATGGGGCGACCGAATGTGCGGTGCTCTTGCATCCACTTGTGTCCGACGATATGTCGGGTTCGACCCGAACACCCGTCTTGTTCCTGGGTACAAGAAAATCCAACAGGATTTTGGCAACCGGGCCGAATACGAAGATGCAGCAAAATCATATATCCGGTTCGACAATGGGTTTGAAATATATTCATTACCATTCGAGTCCGGCGAAAGAGTCTTAGGAGAGGATAAATTCGATTTTGCATTTACGAGTCCTCCGTTCTTCGATTATGAGGAGTATAGTCCTTATAACCCGAAATACCGTGATTGGTACAGGGAATTCTATGAACCTCTGTTGATACTGACGGAAAAACGACTGACAAATGGTGCATTCTTTGCAATACATATTGATGATACTTCTGCTGGTAAAATTCGCGATTTTCTGTTTAAGCGAGTGGCGCAAATAACGAGTTTCAAGTACTGTGGTAAAATAGGGCTTATGGGAGGGAAATCAGGTAAGATACGCAATGTATTTCTTTTTCAGAAGGGGTAAACATATGCATCTCGTTCAAATTTAGGCATCACGATTCTACACAATAATATATAATTTTTGTTTAGAATCTCGCAAATGGAAAATATGTTAATTGTTGCAGTAATTACGACACTGTTGTTTTGCGCATTTAAATTCATAGAGATTCGTTTCATTGAAAAGAAGAAAGAAATGAAACCTCTCAAATATTTTGTGAGAGATATGGTGTTGGTGTTCGTCAGTTCTTTGATTGCTGGGTTTTTCTTTTTTGGTGCAAATCGACAGATAAGTGAGTTTGTGAATACGATTACGGATACGAAGGTTATTCCGGATGGACAGGCACCAGTATTTACTGATGCTCCTGGGTTTTAGGTTATAGATAAGCAATTCAACTACGTGAGTAGATACGCAGTGACGGCACAGATCACGTGTCCAAAGACGTAAAAAATATTTTTAGGATGCAAAAGATTGAATTTGGGTGATTCCTTTTCCTATAATTAGTGCGTGAATATCTTGTGTTCCTTCATATGTATTTACTGCTTCCAGATTCAACATATGTCTTATTATGTGGTATTCATCCGATATACCATTCCCGCCTAGCATATCTCTAGCATTTCTAGCAACATTTAATGCTTTTACGCAATTATTCCTTTTTATAATTGAAATGTTCTCGGGAATCAATATATTTTCATCTAACAATCTGCCAATTCTCAAAGACGCTTGTGTTCCAATGGTTATTTCCGTAAGCATTTCTGTAAGTTTCAATTGAACGATTTGATTTGCAGCCAAAGGTCTATTAAATTGTTTTCTATCCAAACAATATTCTCTTGCTCTTAAATAACAATCTTCCGCTGCACCGAGAACTCCCCACGATATACCATATCTGGCATTATTAAGGCACGAAAACGGACCTTTCAATCCTTTAACATATGGAAGCACATTTTCTTTTGGAACTATAACATTATCCATAAAAATCATTCCTGTATTCGAAGTGCGTAATGCGAATTTACCTTCGATTTTAGGGCAGGATAATCCATACATATCTTTTTCTAATATGAACCCTCTTATATCATTATTATCATCTTTTGCCCAAATGATAAACACGTCAGCGATTGGAGAATTTGTAATCCAGTTTTTGGATCCATTGAGAACATAATGATTTCCATTTAAGTTCGCTCTTGTTTTCATTCCAGACGGGTCGCTTCCGTGATCCGGTTCAGTTAATCCAAAACATCCAATAAGATTACCTTTTGCCAGTTCCGGCAAATATTTGTCCTTCTGTTCTTGGGAACCAAATTTATATATAGGAAACATAACTAACGAAGATTGAACACTCGCACAACTTCTATAACCACTATCAACTCTTTCGATTTCACGCATAATTAAACCATAAGAAACATAATTTACTGCTGCACATCCGTACCCATTAATTGTAGGACCCAGTAAACCAACATAACCCATTTCTTTCATTATGTTTTTATCAAAATTTTCATTTCTGAATGATGAAACCACATTGGGTAATAAATAATCCTTTGCAAAATTATATGCTACATTTTTAATGCATTTTTCGTCATCTGTTAATTGTGTTTCAAGTAAAAATGGGTCTTTATAACTAAACACGCTTCTTGAAATGAACCTACCATTTTGCATCGAAGACGCCCGCCCAGAACTCTTACTTATAACTGCCTGCAAAATGGAGAAAATGTGTAAATTAGCACATCTATATCTATTCATCTTATTATTTATGATATAAATATTTTTCTTTATATAAATTGGTCGAGTTATGTTGGTACATATTGTGGTT